CCGCTTGTCGTTACAAATCCTTCCTGATTGTTTGCGATTGTTTCAGTTACTAAACCGATTGTTTCGGCGCTTAATCCGTCGGTCGTCGCTTGGGCTAAATCAACTTTCATTCTTTGCCCCTGCGCACCCGTAACCCTTACTGCTTGGTAATTCGATTCTAATAAATCTATATTTGTGGCGGTTTTATTTACTACTCGGACTACTGACTCCTGCCCTATTTGTAGCTTAACGTTGCCACCTTTTAATATTAAATCTAACGTTCCGTCGGTGTCGTTGTAATACATTGACCCAACGGTAGTTGGAATATTCGTTGGCGTATTGTCAAACTCCAAATTTCCTAATTGTATGCCGTATTCGCCTAAATTTACGTCGCTTGTCGCTCCTGTGTATGGTAAAAAATCTGTTGCAATTGGTATATCGTCTATTGTAGCTAACGTTCCCGATTTGTTTGGTAGTTGATAAGTTCTACCAAGAGTTAGTAAATCTGATTTTATACTCCCAAAAACATTAAAATCATTTGAAGTGTTTGTTTTTATAATAATTCCACTATTTGATATTCTTACAAAGTTTAAATAGCTTCCATAATCTCTTATAGTGCTATAAATGTCTGAAAAAATTTGAGTTGTTGCATTAATTCCCGTGTTTTTTAATTCCACATATCCCCCCGAACCATATATATCTGTATAAACAGAAGTTGACCCAAATCTTTTAGTACCTATTATAGTTTGGGGAGTCGCTAAAGTAACTAACGTAGTTACGTCGGGAATTGTAGGCTTGTTTAATATTTGTGCGTCTCCAGTAGTAGCATTCCAATCAGCGTTAACATTAACCTCCGCTCCTGTCGCTATTCCTGATAATTTTGTTTTTTCAGTTGTGGTGTAATCGTTTATAGTTGCACCCGCTAACGTTCCATTTCCTAACGGTACGATTGCGTCGTCTCCTGTATCGCTATTAATTGCAAAATTAGTTGCGGTTTGCGTTGTGCTTAAATTTGTAACGCCACCGCCACCGCCACCGCCTGTAATTTGATTAATATTAACAGTCGTTAAATTTGGGGTCACCGTAATTTCGACCGTCTCAACTGTTTGGGTTACATTTATGTCTATTATATCGTTTGCCATTATCTTGTCACGTCGTTAGTTATCGAAAAATTGCCTTTTATGTATGTTTTAACCGTTCCGTCCGCTTTTATCAATTCAATGTCGTAAATATAGTTAAAAGCGTCGATGTTAATTATTTGCCTGTTAATTTTAAACAAACCACTTGCGGGAGTTGTTATAGTTATTCCCGCACTTGCAACCGAGGTTAAAGATAAAAACGCAACCCCCCCGTATTCTTTTTTTAATTGCATTCTTAACGTGCAACCTGTTAAGTTTAAAGCAACTGAATTAACAAGCATTTGAAGGTTTACCGCTTCGAATGTATCGCCCTTTAAGTGTGTAAAATCTAAAGCCATTGTCGTAATTATTTATTTTTTTTATATTAAAATATTGGTGTCGAATTAGTCTTTATTAGTTTTAAATAATCGTTAGGTTTTGAACCGTATAATTTATTGCCAATTGCAAACATTATTTCATATTCAGTCGTAAATGATTGGAATATTGTCCCGTCGGAATTCAATATAATGTTATACAATGACGGTATACCGTTATAAGAGGTAAAAGCTCCTTGAATTAATAACTTATTTGTCCAAATAACAGATAATGAATAAGAAGTAGCGTTATTAAATCCTGAACCACTTGCAAAACTATTGTCAATTGTTCCGTCCAAATTTAATTTTATAATCCTGTTGGCGGAAATACCTTTATAAGTTGTAAAACTTCCAAAAACGTAAAACGAGGTCTCTCCTGATATTCTTAAAAATCCTGTAACGTTATTATTAAATCCTGTGCCAACTGCAAAACTATTGTCCCTTGTTCCGTTAGAGTTTAATTTAATAATACGGTTGGCTGACGCGCCACTAAAAGTACTGAAATACCCACCAATAAACATAGAGTCGTCTGAATTAATTAAGGAGCAAATAGGTATATTATTAAAACTTGTTGACGCTGAAAATGTCATGTCCATAACGCCATTACTATTCAATTTTGTTAATAATCTCATAGGCGGTGCAACACCATTATATTGTTCATACCTTCCTGGGACAATAATATTTCCTAATGAGTCTATTGACGCCCCCGATGTATAATTAATTGAATTCCCGTAAAACCCGCTACCTGTGACAAAACTATTGTCAATACTGCCGTCAGTATTTAATCTAATTATTCTAACGCTTGACGTTCCGTTATATGATGTAAATGTGCCGAAAGCTATTATTTTGCCGTCGGGTTGTTGTATAATCCCCTCGCCTAAATAAGTTGTCAAATTAAACCCTGTCCCTACATTAAATGAAGTGTCAATTGTTAAGTCTTGGTTTAATTTTATAATATGTCTCGAAGGTGTATTGTTTTGACTATATCCTGTAAAACTTCCAAATAAATACGCGGAACTACCGTTGTCAATTTGACTAATTACATATGCGTCGTTAGGTAAAAATTTATATTGCGGTACGCTAAAATCGCCCGTTCGAAACTTATAATTTTTTTTTGTTATTTCGTCCGACATTTTTTCGTTGTAAATGAATTCGGTATCGTACAAGAATTTTTGCCCTGTTGTTGTTATTGCGTTAATGTCCGTTATTTCATTGTCATAAATTAATTTTGGCAATAAATTTAATGACAAATACAATTCCAAAACGACGTCAAAAATTGTGCAACCCTGTTGAAATTCTTTAAATACTTGCATTTGGGTATAAATTTAATTTACCTTCTTCGTCAAATTCTACGACGGGGTTGTCGACTTTATACCCGTCCTTTTCCAATTCAATTTTAACTTTTCGCGCTAACTGTTGCGCACCGCCTACCGATTTGGAAAAATTACCAATTCCGACGCCGTCCAAAGGGAATTCCTTCCACCAACCAACAAAGGCGTTACATGTGTCGATAATATGTTGTTTGTCGCTTTCAACGATTGAAATATCGCCGTTTGCGAATAATAAATCGCCGTCGTTATCTAATCCAAAGTCGTGTCTAATCGCCATTTTTTCCGTGTTTAATATTGATATTTTCAATGTCGGCGCGCTGTGAAATCGTCAAATTTCCCGCAATCGGTGTCAATGTCGGCGAAGTCGGCGCGCCTACCGCTGTAACGGTGTGCGTGTGTGTTCCAAAGGTACTAATAATTTCGTTGACTTTATTTTCCAAACTGTTTAATTTCTGCGTAAGTTCCACTACCTTAACCAATCCGCCAAACTCCCCGCCCATGATGTCAAATTGTGTCACGTCCGAAAATGTAACAATAAAAGGCAACGTATATTTTGACATGATAACATAAACCATTGAGTCAATTTCGGGCGTAATTACAAACCCGTCCGAAATTCCCGCCGTTAACAATGCGTCAAACGTTATATTTGCCGTTCCTGTTATTGTCGTAACGTTTGCCGTTCTTTTGCTTAAATCGACCGAATTAACATTGCATTGGTACAATTTAACTTCGTCCTGATTTCGCGTTCCTGCTAATTCCTGAATTGTTCTCGTTAAATCCGCCATTTTATTTAATTTTAAAGTCTAATTCTATTTTTTGACGAAATCCACTAACCCCGCCCATAATGTTAACGGCTTTGATTTTATAAGTTCCGTTTTGTTCAGGCAAAAGGTTGTTTATTATTTCGGCATTGTCGCCAAAATCTACGCTTGGCGTTCCAAACGTTAAAAAACTCCCTTTAAATCCTGTATAATAATATTTTTGCAAACTGTCTTTTGCTAATTTTATTAAATCGTCTGTCGTTTTTGCTTCTAAAAAGTGAAACGTTTTCCTTTCGCCGTCGACGTTTGCGTCGGCTTTTTCGCCTTTTTTTATTTCTTTGCTTTGAAATTTTCCCGACCTGTCAAACCAAACTAAAACCTCGATGCGTGAATTTTTAGTTTTTGCGTGACCGTCTTTTGTTGTTTTTCCCGTTAGTTCTTCGATGTGATTTGAAGCAACCGCCGACAAAATAATATCGTCTTTTCTTACGAAAGTTAAATCGGACGAAATAATATTTTCCTGAAATTGAAAAGTTTTTGTTTTGGCTTCCGATTCGATGTATACAATTGACCCGACGCGTAATTCAGTCCCTTTAAAATAACAATGCAAAAACGCGTCTTTTCTTAACTTTTCCAAAAATTGCGCAACTGTGACATTTTCAATAATTAACAACGAATTGTCCCACGTTAATTTTGTCGATGTTAATTGATTAACAGTTAACCCCGTCCCGCTTAATGCGTCCGTCAATATTGTTTCCAAACTAACGCCCGCCCCATAAGCCCCGTTTGTCATTGGCAACTGTTTCAATAAAAACATGTTGTCTTCTACTTCAATTTCAACGGGTATTTTAGCGTTTATTTTCGTAATATAACCCTCGAAAATCGTTCGTTTTTCGGTTTGTTTTTCGGTTAAATTATCGTCCCAATAGATATAAAAAGATTCGATTTTTACTTTGTCGCCCCGCATTAATAAGGGCGCGCCGTTAAACCCTGCAATATTTTTGTTTTTACCAAAAAAAGAAAATGTCGTTTTTGTATTTGTGTCGATAACGTCCATATTTTTGGGAAAAACAATTTTACCGCCTGTCGTCATGTTTTCCCAACCGTCGTTTATTTCAAAACTATTGCAAAAATCAAAGAAAAATACTTTTGACCTTTTTGTTATTACGCTGTCGGAATTTGTAAAATCCGTTTTTTGCGTTATTGTTATGTGGGTTATAGGTTTAAGCATTACGATATTATTTTGGCTTCGAAACGTTTGTCCGACATTGCGTTAATTGTAAAATATTGTGTACTATATTCGCCCTCTGTTTGACCGAAATTAAAATCCTTGACAACTATGTCCGTAATGTCTAAATTTTGCAAATACCATGACGTAATTTCCAAAGGTTGCCCCGTTGACAAAATAATTTTTAATTGTCGCGTTAATTCTTTTGGGTTTACATTATAAGTCCCGTTTAAACGTCCCGTTATTTGTATTTGGAAATCGTCTAATCCGATATATTCCTTAACCGTTCCGTCGCGTCCCTGAATTTCGGTTGTTATTATTTTTTTGCTTTGTGAAACTGCCAATAAAACGTCGTCGATGCGGAAATCGTCCCATTTGTCAATTTGTGTGCCGTTTTCGTTCAATATTACGCCCGCGTCAAAAATTACGTTTGAATATACTATCGTATTAAGTTTTGACGTAAATTTTTCCAAAGGAACGTCGCCCTCAATAAAACCGTTTTGCACGTCCTCTTTTACATAAGGCGAATTTTGCGCGTCCATTATTTTAATACTTTTCAGTCCTGCATAGTTTGCAAGTCCGTAAATAATATCGCTCGCGACGTCGTTTAATATTAATGGGTTTTCTAATTTGCTCGGTACTTTAAAATTTTCCATGTTTTTTTTAATTTCCTGCGACTAATTGGCTATCGTTTACCGCGCTTGTTAATGCCTGTAAAACTTTGTCTTTTATCGCCGTTGTACTTTCTTGTATGTTTGTCGTCTGTATTCTAAAATCGTTTATTAAATTGCCTATTGTGACGTTTACCGTTACGACTTTGCTTCCCGAAACGCCCGACGTTCCTTTTTTATCTTTTGTCGGTGCGTCGCCAAATGGCGGTTTGTCGCCAATTGGTTTTATTGGTAATTTATTTAATTTTATGGTTTTTTCTCCTTTTCCTGTCGCTTCGTCTTTTCCAAATTCCGCCAAACTATTCCAATAACCTTTGTTAAATCCTGACCCTACTTTTTTACCTGCATTTTCAAACGACCCCGACATTTCTAAAAGTCCCTTTGTAATTAGGTCTTTGTCAAATGTAAACGCGCCGACGATTACATTTTTTAATCCTGTAAAAAATTGTCCAATCATTTCGCCGACTGTTTTTAAGGCTTCCCATGTTCCGTATAAAAACGCCCTAAACTTTGCAAAATGTAAATAAGCGTAAGTTATCGCGCCCGCCACAACTGCAATTGCCAACGGTATACCGAAAGTCATTATATTTTCCAAAACAAACATTGTCCCCGCTACAATCGTCGCGACCCCGTTTAACAAAAACAATTCTATTTTAGCCAAATTCGTGGCAACCATAAAAATTCCGTACGCTGTCGCTCCTGCTAATAACGCAACGCCCAACGCTGTTATAAGGTCTTTGTTTTCTTTTAAAAAACTGCCAAAATCTCTAAATACTTCTATTATTTGCATAAAAGACTCAACTACAATAAGTTGCATACCCCTTGTATTTTCTGAAATATCATTTTTTAAGAAAAACCATGCGTTTGCAAGTCTGTTCGCCGACGCTTGCCCACTTTTTGACGCTTGGTCTAATGCGGGCGAAAATTCTTTATTTAATTGACTTGCAAATTTTGGCAAAAAATCTTCTGACAATAATTGTCCGTTTTGCATCATTTTCATTAATTCGGCGGTCGAAACTCCCATTGCTCGCGATGCTATTCCCAACGCTCCAGGTATCCTTTCGCCTAACTGTCCGTTAAGTTCTTCGGCGGAAACTTTGCCCTTTGACATCATTTGCTGAAGCGCATTTAACGCCCCCGAACTTTGCTCACTTGTTAAGTGCATAACTGTTGACGCCGCCGAAACCCCCTCAAATATTTTTCGCGTTTGTTCTCCCGCAAGTGACGTCCCCCTTGTTGCTCCTTCTAATTTTGCAAAACTTGCCGAAGTCGTCTCAAACTCCAAACCCATTTGATTTGACACGTCTTTTAAATAATTAAAATCTTTTGCGCCCTGTTCTGTTGAACCGCTCGCGAAATTTAATTGATTTTTTAAGGCTTCAATTTTATTTCCTGTGTTAAAAATTTCTTTTGCAAATGACGCAATAGCATAAATAGAAAACGCGCCCGCAATTGCGCCCCCTAAACTCCCCATTGTTGAGTTTAGTGTTCCCGCGCTTTGGTTCATATTTTGCAACTTGCCCGTAAGTAAATCGTTCGCCGTTACTGTATACCTTATTTGATTGTCCATTGTTTAATTATTGTATTGTCCTGTTTGTTTTAATGCGTATTGTAACTGACCCCAATTTTTAGCCAAATCGTCGTCCGACATATTTTCAAAATCTATTGTAAAATGCGAAAAGTAGCGAAGCAACGCTATAATTTTCGTTTCTTCGCTACTTTGTTCGCTAATTGTATGGTCGTCTATTTTTTTTTAAAAGTATTTACCGCCATTTCAACCGTTTTAAATGCTTCCATAGTTGCGCCTAAATAGTATTTGTCGTCCGATAAAAAGCGTTTGTCGCTTTCTTCTTCTATAAAAATACTGTCGAATAATTCCGCCGATGCTGTAACGGGTGCGGTCATTGCCTTATCCATGACGCGAAGTTTAACCATTCGAGACGGTTCTTTTATAAAACCTATAATGTCCTCGCCTGTTTCTTCGTCGCGAAATATAATTGGCAATACTTTACAATTCAATTTGATGCTTAACGCTTCCGCTTTTTTTTGTGTTTCCATAATTTTTTTTTATTTAGTGAATATAAACCCGCCGTTTTCGACGGGTTTTATTGTTTCTTTTTATTATCGTTGTATTTGTCCGATAACTAAAGGCAAAGATACTAAAAGTTTTGTATCTCCCTGCGATGCGCTCAACCCTTCTTCGGTAAATTCGCACATGCTTAAAACGTCTTCGGTAACTAAAAGCCCCGCGCCACTTTCAAAAAGTACGCTAATTTTAAACGGCGGTATTTGCATAAGGTCGTTATTTGGTGCGCTCGCAATTATTCTTTTTAATTCGTCCGAATAAATTTCGATACTACCTTCGTATTCCTTATTTCCATAACCGCGCGAAATTGGTTCGTAACCTGCGCCGTATTGGTTCTCTTTTTTCTGTTTGGTTTTATATTCGATTTTTGTAATTCCCACAACAGGAACGCCGAACAAAATAACCTTAACATTTGCCCAACTGTAATTGATGCCGTTTATTAATGGTGTCGCCATGATTATATTGATGTTTTAAATCCGATGTTAACAACTATATTGCGCGCAACTCCTATCGGAACAATGTCTATTGCGACAATTACTTTTGAACTACTCGCAACGTTTTGGTTTGGGTCAATTGTCACGCCAATTGCTGACGCTTCGCCATTTCTTACCATTTCGTCGGTTATTACTGTCGCCTGTCCCGTTAAAAACGCAACCGTACTATTTGCCAACGTTCCGTTTGCATTTAATAACAATGGGCTATTTAAAGACGGTGTTAACGCTTCGTCAACTCCCCTAATTGCTTTGTCAATTACTCGGTTATTTTCGATAAATGCGTAATCGCTTGACGGTGTTATAACCGTGTGGCTATCATTGTGAAAAGAACCCGATTTGTTCGGGAATTTTCTTAAAAATACGTAACGTTTCAAATCGATTGCGTCTAATAAATTAGTTGTTACCGATGCGTCCGTAAATTTAACCCCGTTAGCAAACGCGATAGTATCTAATTCGATGCCGTTTGTCATGTCGAATTTTGCAACCCAACCGATGTTATCGCTTACCGCTGACAATGAAACCGCCCCAAGCGTTGCGCCCAAAGTTGTAACTGATTTGCCCGTCGCGTAAAAAATGTCGTTTCCTGTTCCTGCTCCGTCTTGACCGATAACAACCGAAACTTTGTTATTTGAGAACGTTGCCAAATCTGTTAACGTTGAAACGCTTGCAACTGCTTTAATGTCTCCCGCATAAATTACCGATAAAGGCATTTTATTTGTGTCTAATAAATTGCAAACTCCTTGAATTGCTGTTGTGTCGCTAACCGCTAACGCTTTGCTATCTACAAAGACACCAAGTTGACGCATTGCTCCGTTAGCAAATTCCTGCATTGTTTGAATTTCCGTATAAGTGTACGAAGCGGGTACGGCTTGAAAGTTTAACCATAAAAACCCCTTTGGCGAAATCCTGAAAAATTCCGATATATGGTAATACCATGTGGCTTGCAATGATGCAACCCCGCCCGAAAATGGAGTCGTAACGCTTCCCGCAATTGTTCCCGTAATTGTAGTCGTTAAAAGTCCTGAGGTATTTGCATAAATTCCAAGTCCTTTTTTTACTTTTAAAGTAAACGCTCCCGCAAGTCCAATCGTTGCAATATAACCGTGAACAAAAGAACCCGCATTTATTGCGTTAACGATTCCCGTTGCAACTAATAACGGCGTCGTGTCGCTTGCTAATTTTACGTAAGAACCTAAAACAACCGTTTTTGTTGGTTCTGTGTAATTTACTGTAATACTGTCGCCTGTCGCTCCCGCGTTTGAAATTGTATAAACTCCCGTCGCTTGCGTTTCGTCTGCATAATCTTTTCCAATTCCTAATGCTACGGCGTCGGCAACTGAAAATATTTGTTTTATCCTGTCTGTTGAAGTAAAACCGCTCGGCAAAGTATTGGTATAAAACAAAAGCCCACTAATGTAGTCTTTGCCCGCCAATGGTCGCCCGAGTCCGCCCTTACCTTTTACAAAACTAATGTTATTTAAAGCCATTTTTTTGTTGGTTTATGTTTGTGAAATAATTAAGAAAAACCGCCTATTTAAAAGGCGGTTATCTTAAAAGTTTTTATTCAAATTATGCGTTGAAACTCGCAAGCGTTTTAGTTGTGTAAATTACAAACTCGCTTGGTTTTGCAATACCAACGCCCATTTTTGCAACGGCTTTGTAAAACCAAAGTTGTGCGTAAGAAACGTATTTGTCAACGATAAACGAAAGGTTATCCAACGAAGCGACTGCCAATTGAATGTTTGACGTCACTTGCGAAGTTGCTTCACAAAAGTAAAAAGTATTTTCAGGTAAACCCGAAGTTACTTCAACTGTAAAACCTTTGTATTTGTTTATACCTGCTTCGGTTGTATCGTTGTTTTTGAATGACGTTGAGGTCAACGCTTCTTCGTATTTTTGCGCGTCTTCAACTGAAACAATAAATTTCAATTTTTTGTAACGGTCTGCGCTTGCCAATAATGCTTTTGGCATTAATGCTTTAGCCGCTTCCATTTTCGAAATGATGTTTGCGCTTGTCAATGCAACAGGAGTTCCAACTTGTAAAGCGGGAGTAGTAGCGTTTAAGGCTTGTTTGATTAAACCGTCAAAATGTTTGATTGAATAATTTGCCGATGCTGTTGTACTCGCTGACGTTGTGTAAGACGTTGAACCTTCGTGTATCATTCTTTCAACAGGTGCGAAAGTTTTTTCGGTATAAAAACCGCCTAAATAATTCACAAAAGTTGCAGGTAATGAACGTGACAACATTTTGTCGGCAAGTTCTGAAACGTGCCAATGATTTTCGAAAATTGACGGGTCAAATATTTCGAATGCTTCAAACGCTCCTAACGTTATAGTTCTGTTTGACAAAACGGTCGTGTTATTGTCAACGGGTAAACTTGTACGCGGATTTAAAACTACGTTTGCAGTTAATACAGGGAATGAGTATTGGTCATTTTTAACCCCTTGGGCAACGTATGCCAAACCTTTGTTAATTGTGTCTAAACCGATAACGGCTTCTGTAATGAAAAACCCTTTTTCAAATTGGGTAAAATTCGATGTTGTACTTAATGACATATTGTTTATTTTTTGTTTTTGTTGTTAATTTGTTTTAATTCAAAGTTTAAAAAGTCTTCGCCATTTTTAAAAATGGTTTCTTCTTTGTTTACTACGGTTTCGATTTTGTTTGCAACTACGTTCAAAGGCAAATTTTCGATTATTGCTTTTGTTCCTTCGAAATCCGCTTTTGCAAGGTTAACCCATACTTTAACGGTTTCGTCGTCGTTTTTAATGCGTCCCAATTTTGCAAAATTGGAAATCATGTCCATTGCTTCTTTTTCTTCTGACGCTTCTTTTTCGGTTTGTACTTCGATAATCATTGCGTCGTACTTTTCTTTTAACGAAGTCAATTCCGTTTCCATTTCGGAAATTGTTTTTTTCATTGCTTCGGCTTCTGTCATTGAACTGTTAACGATTTTTTCGATTGCATTTAAAATGCTGTCTTCGTTTGCGTCGTCATTAAGTCCAAGTTTGTTTGTTACTTTTAACATACTCTTTTTTTTGTTAATTATTGGTTTTAAAATTTTGTTTGTAATCTTATTCGCTTGCGTGAATATGTCGGCGTAATATGTCGACGTTATTGTGTCGTCGTTTTGCGACGTTTTTTCAATTTCGGTAGCAAACCCCATTTTTAAACATTCGGTCGCGTTAATCCAACTTGTCGCGTCCATTAATGCCGAAACCTGCTCCATTGTTAACCCGCTTTTTGCTGTTAACATTGTGACTAAACTTTCTTGCATTAATTCCAAAACCTTTTCGTCATTTCCCCCGCTTGGTTTGTGTATCATTAACAAACTGTAATCCATTGCAACGCGATTTCGTCCGCACATGAAAATAACGCCTGCAATGCTCGCGCAAATACCAACGTTAAACGTGTCGACGGGTGTTTTGGTTTTAATTATTGCCGATGCTATCGAGTAGCCGTCCATAACAACCCCGCCAATTGAATTAATCCATATTTGTATACGTTTTTTTCCCAACGTGTCTAAATATAACAATTCTTTTTGAAACAATGCGCCGTCAATTCCCATTCCCTCGTCGTCGTCATAGCCGATGTGGGTATTGATTAACATAATTGGTTCGTCGATATTTTCGTCTATGCAATAAATCATAATACAAATGTATAAAATTTTTGTTTTAATTTAGATAAATTCTAAATTGTGTAATACTTTTTTTTAATAAAAACAATAAAATTATTAATTAAATTGTTTTTTTATCTTTAAAATAAACGGTCAACGCTTCGTTTATAACTTTGCTTTTACTTACTTTTCGGGCGTCCGTTGTTTCCTTTAATTTTTTAAAGTTTAAAGGGCTTGGGTACGCCGTGACGCGTCTTTGTTTTGAAATGCTCAATTTTAATACAATTTCACTATTCTTAAACGAACGACAAACGGTTGCATGTTGGTGTGCGCTTGTCCGCCACCTGTTGCCCCTGTTGTTTGTTGCACAACCCCTGTTTGAAATCCTGCATTTGACCCAAATTGCAATCCGTCGGATAAATCCGCGTTATCCGATTGAAATTGATGCGTATGTGACGGTATTTGGTTTTGTGTTAGGGTTACTTCTTCAACCCCGCCCGTTTGTTGAAGTTCATAGCCACCGCCGTAAGCTATTGTAACTTTACCCGCGTCGCTTGGCGTTCCGTTTTGTCCGTTCATTATTGCCCACCCTGTGCGCTCTAAACGTCCAAGTCCTGTCGAGTCAAAATATTTAATCCTATATGCTTCGTTGCAAACAATTTCTTTAACGTCTCCACTTAACCAACTACTCGGAACGGTTACAAAGTCCTTAAATTCAGGTAACCCCGACGATGTGATTGTGTTTTCAACGACAAATTTTCTAATATTGTGAACGTTTCTATTAACCCCGTCCGTAAATTGTACGGGGTCGGCGTTTGTTATGTATTGCGTCGTTTGTATTCTCGCGTAAGCTTTTTCCAAACCTGTTAACGTAAAACTTATTCCGTCAAAATTAAAAATTTCGCCATTGTAGTAAATAACCCCCGCCGAAATATTATAAACGCTTCCCGTTCCTGAATTTACGCAACCCGATAAAATGTAAATAGTCCCCGTTATTGGGTTTGGCAAAATGTTTGTAACTAACCCCGCGATTGTTTCTTTGTGTGCGTCCTGTAAAAATTGCAATGTCCCTGATTTTATAGGCATGGCGTTTGAACTGCTAATGTCTGAAATATTAAGTATTTTCATTTTTTAATATGTTTGTATTTGATAGGTTAACCCTGCGTTTATGTATTTGTCTGCAAAACTTCGCACAACTGAATTACGAATGTCGTTTGTTGTTCCAAGCGATGTATATAAAGCCGTCGGAATGTTTATTGTTATATTGTATTGCGTTGCGAAACTATAAGAGTCGACGATTAATTGGGAACTTGTAAGCGTTCCGACTGACGTACTTTCAATTTCAGTCAATCCAACTCTAAAAATTGGAATTGGCAAAATGTTATTAGTAGTTAAATAAATGTCGCTATTCCCGACGCTTGGTTGTCTGAACGTACTTCCAAACCATGTATTTAATGCGTATTCTAAATTTAATTTTGACCCTGTAATACTTAAACGAAAATCCGAACCCAAAAAGTTTTCAGAAACTAAACGCCATTTGTCCGATTGTGTCGGTTCTGTTGTATTACCGTTTTCAACGCTTTGGAAAATGCTTTTATTATATTTTACTAATTGATTCCTTACGTAAGTTCCCGCCGTCCAATTTGGCGAAAACGAATAGTCTTTGTAAATTGTGAATAATATGTCGTGATTGTTTGCCGTTTCTGCAACTAATGCGCTGTTAAACGCAACCGTTTTTTTAGTTCTTTTGTCGGGAACTAAAAGGCTTTCGATTGTAGTATTATAATTTACGTCGTACATTTAATTTGCGATAAATGTTAATTTGTCCGCGAACGTGTTTCCTGTTGTCGTTTCGCCTACAATATAACCCGAAACGGTTGGAAATATTCTCGAAATAACTGTATTGTTTTGAATTAAAAACGTTCCGCCTGTAAAAGGTGTCACGTCGCTTCTCATTTTAACGTTTTTTAATAATATGTCGTTAACCCCGACAACGTCCCTTACTGCCAATTCAATATCGGAAACCTTCAAAATTCCATTAAAAGACAATGTCGATAAAAACGTATTTATTGCGCTTATTACTCTTGCCTGAATTACCGTACTATATTGACCGTCGAAATAAACTTCGGCGTCAATATATAATTTATCCGATGTTAAACTTTGACAATTATAATTTACGCCAATAACGCCAATTTGATTAATGTAAGATTGCAAAGAACTTAATTCCGTCGATGTTAACGCGACGGGCGGGTCATTTTTTGCAACTTTTACAATTACCTGACTTGACAACGTAGTCACAACCGAACAACGCGTTATTATGCGCAACGATTTGTCGATTACAGGGTAAACAGGTGTAAAATTAACCAATTGCACAATTTGCGGGTTTGTCGCTGAATATTGGAACTCTAAAACTTTTGAATTTATCCAACTTGCCGTTGCGGGTATTCCCTGACTTATTTTTAATTCGTTAGCCGTTGTAAAAGTGTCGATAATTTGCTCTAATAACAAAATTGCCGACGCTTGCACGTAAGCAAATAAACGCCAAATTGCGCGTTTGCTCGTGCTGTTTGCTTCTGCTAATTCAGGCGTTGCCTGTATGTCGGCGATAATTCCCGCCTGTATTTGTTCGATTGTCCTTGCCATTTTATTT